CCCTTGCGCTAACGCTATGGTGGTGCGTAGCCTCCTAGCACCAGGGTTGGGCAAGGCGAGCGTTAGACAAGAAGATAGGGCGCAGAATGGACGCAAGCGCCCATTTCCGCCCGAATCTATAGATTATATACCGAGGACCAGTACACGTACTCGATGGCAACCAGTAAGACCGGTTCGTTTTGGCTGACTGAAGAAGTGACTCTAGCGGTGGCCACAACGAATTACATGGGGACTTTGGATCTAGGCGCGTACGTAGATGTGGGCGACCAGCAGGCGATTGCGATCGAGCGAGTCGACTTCATCACCCAGGGCTATGACACACTGAACAATCACTACAACAACACCATTGCCGGAACGGTGACAGCAAATGCAGCTGTGCAATTCCAACTCTCCGACCTGAACCCAGGCACTAACTTCATTTCAGCAAGCGACAACGCCCTTATTGCTTCGGGCACATTCTCATGGGATGATGCCAACTTCATTGAATCAAGCGCTGCTGACTTCTACCCTGATTCGTTCGGCAAGCTGGATGAGTCAAGAATGGTAGTCAACGATTCGCTCTATGTGGTCGCCAGTGCGACAACCTCCTATCTTGCCGACCACGAGTTGAAAGTCACATGCCGTATCAAGTGCCGGATAGTCAAACTGACTACGAAGGATTGGATGGCCATTGCGATCCAGAGTACGGCTAGTGACAATTGAGGCGGGTTGGATGCCCAACTACTGTCCGAATTGTGGGGAATCCCTAGGCTCTTCGAGCACGAAGAAGGGTGGCGTCCGAAAGACAGCCAGGAGAGCCTACGAAGATCCGGACACGAAGGTAGCGAGGAAGGTTAAGCGTAAGCCGAGCGCGTACAACAAGCGGTATGCTAAGGCATTCAAGAAGTTGAAGAGAGCGCATCCGCGTACATCCTTTGCTAGGTTGGCGAAGAAGGCCCACCGATTAGCCAGGAGGAAGAAGTAATGGCGAAGAACGAAGAAGTGATGGAACGACTCCTACGGAAGTTCATCCCGCCAGTGTATGTCGAGTTCGACGAGTCCACTGCTTGGACAGTTACAGGGGATGGATGGGAAGCGCTCACGGCCGAAGATAGCGCAGGGAATCCGACATATTGGGCCGTCTTCCGTAGTTGGTTTGACCTCAGCGGGATCGTATCAGAACAGAACACACTGTTCACGGTGAACCCCATGTTCCAAGAGGGATGCGACTGGAACTACACCACGACGAACGCAATAGGTGCCCTGCAAGTCTGGGACATGCTCACACAGGAATACATCACTGATGCTACATTCAATGGGGTTATTCCAGGCTCGGGGAATTGGATTGCACCAGGCTTAACTGGCGGGGCACAATCAAGCCTTCTCGGGACTATTAGAACGGGAGCACCTTACGAACTCGAAGACATCCACTACGGCAACGCTCGTTCATTCCAGTACGGCGCAACTACTGGTCTCGGTGCATCCCCTTTCCTTCCGAATCAAACTCGTTCGTCGAGCTGGGGAGTCGGGTCGGCAACGGCAGGACAGAAACTCTACATTACCAGGGCGATTCATCTAAGCAGCGCTCTCTCCGCAATGCCTGAGAACACGATACGAAGTCCTCCTACTGCGATTGTCATTCCGGCACTCATCGCACAAGAGACAGACCTCCGCTACATCGAGCGCCTCCGACGATCCTATGTCGTGCAGGCGACGGTGGATTGAATGGTCTCCTTTATTCTTCCAGTATTCAGGTTCGGTATCGGATATGCCCTGCCACCTGGTAGGAGTTACAGAAAGAACTGGAAGGAGCGATTAGCCTGGGGATTGATAACTCTAGGGATGACTTCCGGATGGATTCTAAAACCTGTTGAACGAGGACTAGTACGTTCAGCACCCTGGTTATTGAGAGCGGGGTGGAGTGGGGCACGGATTCTTGCTGCCGATGCCGCACTCATGGCTCGTGCAGCAGCAGGAACTCAAACAGCCGCTATCGTCGCGAACGTTGTATTGCCAGTTGCTACTGGTTATGCAATCGGCGCGGTGACCGGTACGGTAATCGTCAGCCAGGCGGAGAAGAAAGGAATCGTGTACGAAGGAGCGACGGCCGACGTCCTCGACTTCTACACAGGCGAGGGTCATTACTGGGAACAGGGTGAAGAGGACCCGACGCCTGGCTACTTCAATATCCCTGGCAACGCATCCTTGATTGCCAAGCACTACTGGAACAAGTGGGTTTGACTAACCCCGGTCTATCGTGTGTACTCGTTCAGGGATTGCTGTTCCCTGGGTACGCGTACAGAGTTTCCGCACTGTGGGCAATACCAGGTGCGCCGCTCCAGGCTGAAGATCATCTTCGTATCGCACACGCTGTAGCCGAGGCAGAACCCATTGAGATATTGCTCGATGTGTTCTCTACAGACCGTCATTCAATCCCCAACTCCTTGTTGATGTTCTCAAGCGCAGCTGCACGAGCGTCCTTGATGTCCTCTTTGACATCGTTGTCCCATGCCTGCCACTCCCGCAGGATCCGCTCAAGAGCCAGGGAACGGTTGTTCGCTGTGTTCTTCCGTGCGTAGTCGTTCAACATCTCCCATAGGTTAGTGGGTATGCGTGCAGTCAGGTTGCTGAAAGAGCCCTGTAAGGCCATCTCAGCACGGTTCCTACGTCCTCTTGCCATAGTGTGGCGACCCGCCTCCCCAATAAAAGGATTACTAAACAGGATGCGTAGGGGGCTAGGTTAAGTGACGTATGGCCCCCCTTGCGCTAACGCTATGGTGGTGCGTAGCCTCCTAGCACCAGGGTTGGGCAAGGCGAGCGTTAGACAAGAAGATAGGGCGCAGAATGGACGCAAGCGCCCATTTCCGCCCGAATCTATAGATTATATACCGAGG